AGCACATCGCACATCTTTCGGTAGTCAAAACTGCGGATTTAGCCGGAGCTTTGGCCTCCCACATGTTAAATCATGTTTGGGACACGAGAAAGTTTGAGTTCTTTGAGAGAATGTTCAAACATTTTAGAGCGAAGTTCCCTTGTCAGTTCCCCCTAGCGTATTACAAGACTCGTAATCAATTAAAGTACAAAGTCTTGGGCTTGGAAGCAAGCTGCTAGATTTCTAAATCGACCTTAACATGTCGCTAAACTGTTATGTTAGGATAGTACTTGTTCTGTGGTGGTTGGTGCAAATATATGATAATTTTGATTTGTAAATTCTTTTGTAGAATACGTGTTTATATTTATGGCTTTTATGATTCCTATCGTAGAGGCCTTGGTCGAAATCGTTGAAGCTACGGAAGCTGCCGCGGCAGCGGTCGGTGAGACAACTATTAATGCTGTCACAGCGATCGGAAACGCCATGCCGGATGCTGGTCTGGATGGCGCTTATGCTGCGACCGATACTTCCAATCTTACAGCTAGTACAGCTGCAAAAATGGAAATGGGTACTGTCGTTGCTGAGACCGGACTTGGTCTTACAGCTGGCAGTGCGGCTATTTATGCCACCGCTGCCAAGAACCCGCACGGTAACGTGCAGGCTACTGGTAGTGGTGACGTTCCGGCCACGGTTAGTACCGTTGACAACGGTAAATCCGTTGTTTACGATCCGGCCAATCCTACGCCCACAAATCCAAATGTTTACAATCCGGTCAATGGAAAGTCTGGTAGTACTCTCAATGTTGGGAGCGATACCCCCAGAAACTATTGCCCGGACTGTGAGCTGAATAAAGATTTGTTTTCTATACCATGGGGAAATGTCCCCAGTTTGAATAGATTTTTGAGAAGGCGGAAGAAAAAGAAAAAGAGTAGAATTTACGCTATGTGATTATATATAATAGGCAGGTAGGTGGAGCAAAATGATTAAAAATAATAAGCGACAACAAAATAAACGAAAGCCGAAGGGTGGTCTCACCCTTAATCGTGCTATGGTTTCTAAGATGGCGTCTGCCGTTATGATGCAGCGAGAGCGTAAAGCTCGAGCTGGCAGAGTTACGGGAGCCTCCATGGGACCTGTTTCTGCGATTTCCACGGCCCCTGTTGCAATTGGCAACAGTGTCCGGGGAGCTCGCAGTGTTAGTACACGAACAAATAGTGGAGTGATAGTTCGCGGTCGTGACTTTATGTTCACGCCTGCGGGCACTGCTTCCTCTATCACAGCGTGGTGCACCGTAGGGGGCACTCCGCTCAGTCCGGTCGCTTTTGGCGACTCGATTGTCCGGCAATATTTGCAGATGTATCAAAAGTACCGCTGGAAACGTTGTGTTGTTCATTATATCACATCTTCTCCCACTAGTGCTAGTGGTGATGTCATGTTTTATCATGGTAAGAATCGTGATAGTGTGTACTTGAATCAGACTTCCAGTTTCCTTCTGCCTTTTGTTATTTCAGACCCTGATACGGTATTAGGTCCACAGTGGACCAACCATTCAGCTGATCTGAAAGTACAGGGCACTTGGAAATCTACGGATTATGGTATGGGTGATTCTCCGAATGATTACGCAGACGGAGAAATCTTTCTCTTATCCAAGACGACAACCACGGAGAGTCCTGGTTATGTCTTGTTTGACTATGAGATCGAGTTTGCTGAGATGCAAATCTCTCCACGCCTTCTCAACTTACCGCTGCCCCGAGCGCAATACACCAATGTGAACTTTGGGCAGACCACCTCCGGAGTGACGGCGGGCAATGGCCTAGCCGCAGTTCCGGTTGGTAATTTGTTGGATGGTGTGACAAACTCGGCTGTACCGAGTAATGCCGCTTATGGTGATGTTTATAAAATTATTTTAGACATTTCTAATAGTGCTTCTGGCAGTTGGACGAATGCAACGCCTGCGACTTTGGTTGAATACCAGAGTGGCCCCTTTTCGAATTCGAATCAAGCGGTTACACTCACTGATGGTTTCACCTTGTATGCAGTTTATGCTTCTACAACAGCCAACGACGCAATTACTTTCTATCCCAATGCGACTGCCGCGTACGCGAACGGAAATGATTATTTGCGTTTTGCGGTTACTGCGACGATCACTTGGAATATTCAAAGTTGGTGGAGTCTTATTGGTTCCATCACTTCTCTAAATAATAA